AAATGTTGCTTTAGTTCTATTAGTAGCCATTTGTAGTAATTCGTCTAACCTGCGATCGCTGTTTAGTAGATCTCCTGATTGAACTAATAAAACATTATCTATATCAAATGCTTTAAAATATTTTACAGCTTTATTTACAAATGTTCTACATCTAGCTGAGGCTATACTAAAATCATATTTATTACAATTTGGAATAGAAACCAATTCATTGAAATGTACATCGGAAAATTGTATAACACCAACAGCAGCATTTTTAGATTTATGTTTTTTTGTTAATTTAGATAAATTATTATCTTTAAATATTTTAACTAATTCTTCGTTATATTTACCAACAGCATTTTCGATCCTGGCATATTCACGAAAAGCTTTTCTTTCAATTCTGTTTAGATCTTGTGCTGATTGTTTTTGTTTTGCTAGTCTAACATTTTCTTTTAATATAATAGCATCATCTGATGTTAAAGGATTGACTGTTTTATAACAACATTTTTTGCAGAAATGTCTTTGTTTGCCCTTATTCCAACCTTCTTTTCTTAATTGTGTTGAGAAACAATTAGGACAAACTAGATCCATTTTACTCCTTTATAAATATTCCTATAATTGTCAATATAATAGTTGAAATAGTTAAACCAATACCTTTGATCCAAGAAATTGATTTTTCATTATCCCTAACTCTACCATTAATCTGATCAACTCTTGATCTTATATATTCTAGGTGTTGTATTATTAGATCTTCTTTATCTATTTGTTTCATAGGATCTAACTTTCTCGGATAATTCTTTTGCTCTGTTTGGTGTTTGTCGTGCCCATAAACTATCTAACATTTCGTCTGCTGCTTCTGAATATTGTTCTGTTTCTATATAATATATTGTTTTTTTAAACTTTGAAAACCCAGTATATCCTAACTGATATACCATTTCAATTACTACATCTTGTATAGCTATAGGTGTTGTTGGATACCAACAAAAACGATTTTCTAAAATATCATTAATCTTTTCTAGTTTTTGCTTAAGTATAATATCACAAACATCTTCAGTTAATTTTAGATCTTTGATCGCAAAACCATATCCAATGGTATCGTAACCTTGAGTACATTTGTACACTCTAGCACGATACCCTTCATTGTGTTTAATGCTTTCAATTAAGTTAGAAAATGTCATTAATTAGTTTCTATAATAACTACTGTAAAAACTTTAGATCCAAATTTGGTACAACTATGTGATACTTTAGCAGGTGTAGTATCCAAACCATCTATCCAATCTTGTATATCTTCAGCTAATGTCCCATCTGCGTCACCATCAGCACTTACCATTTTATCATCATTATGTAAAAAACTTTTAACTTTGATCGCCATTATTTACCTGCTTTCTTTTTAACTTTTTTAGGTTTTTCTTTTTTAATTTCATTCCCTTCAATATCACACTCTACAAATCTTTCTTGTAATGACTTTATATCGTGATGCGATCCAAATAGTATAATAGTTCCATTAGGTTTTTTAAAATATCTGTCCATAAAATTCTCCAATTTTATATGTGGGCAGAGTTAATACCACTACCCACATATATGTGATTAACTTACTTATTAAGAAACATCAGTCAAGATATAAACACCAAAAGCGTCCTTGATCTCAATTTCACCCCAAAAACCAACAGCAACATATTCTGTTGTTCTAAAGGAGGCGTTTCTTTCTGTTTCTAGTCTAAATAGACCTTCGGGTCCTATTGCCAATCCAACAGCCCCTTTTGAAAAAGCAAATCCAGCAGCATCACCACCTGATCCAACATCTTCGTTAATTTGATCTGACCAGTAAACATTAAAGCCTGCAATATTTCCAATCATTCCTGTAGACAAAGCTTCTTGACCTTGATCACCTAGTAATGATAGTGGTTTTGCATTAGATCCTGTAACAGCTGCATCATTTGTCAAAGAAATTAATCCTTTAGATCCCCAAACCTGTTTTGGTGATAAAACCAAATTGTATGGAAATGGTGCACCTGCTGCTCTCAATTGACGCATTGATCCAAAAACATGCGACAATGCTAATGCTGTTCCAGCAGAAGATTCTGTTTGTGAAAAACCAGTACCTAAAGCAGTTAGATCCGCGTCAAGTTTTGCAGCTACTGCATTACCTAATATAGATCCTACATTACCTGTTAGATCATCAGCATTACCCATTCTTGCCAAATCACTTACATCAGCTCTGATCACATGCTCACTTACGGTACAGCTTCTTGCTGCAGTAGTAATTGATGTTACTGTGGTATAATCAGATCCATCTGTTCCTGCACCTACACTACTTGATGCAACTTTTGTATAATCAGGAAATTGTACTGTAATAGCACCTTTCACTGCTTGTTTTGATGTTACTAGTGGAAGCATAACATTTGAGTGATTAAATGCGATAACCGCATCACCAATAGTTTTACCTAATCCACCTTGAGCTACGCCTGTATCTGTTTCAGCCATTTTAGCCCCTTCCTTAATTTTAGCGTTCTTTCAACTGCACGATTGTGCCTTCATTTTGAACGACTTAGTTTATTTATTTGATAATATTACCATCTTCGTCAAAACTTAAACCACTAAATAGTCCAATTGATTTTTTTAAAGATTTTCCTTCAGATCGCCTTGTAACACGCTCTTCCATTTCATCAATATAATTATCAAATCCTATTTCTTGACCTTTGTATTTGACACTAACATCTCCATCAGATTTTGGATCCAATTCCATATCATTATTGGGATCATAATCAACTCCCGCTAATATACTATGTTTTTTAATCGCCATAACCTATTTTAATACCAGTTCCTTTAATTGTCTGATTTGCTTCCTGATAACCTTTGGGATCTTTTGTAGCCCATTCAGCATAGGAAGAATACCCTCCAAAGTCACCTGTTTTGCCAGTTGCTGCTCTAGCTGATGATGTTGATGGTGCAGAAACATTTATTGTTTTATTTACATATGTTTCTAATTTATTTAAATCAGTCAAACCTTCAGCAATTGATTTATCTGTATCATCAGTCAATTGTGACATTAAAGTATCTCGCTTATCAGTTTGATATTGATTCCATTGTTCAGAATGATTTTTGTATTCATCTCGTTCTTTAGTAACAATATCCAAAGCCTCTTTGAGTTTTCCATCTTCAATCATTTTAGCTTCTTGTTGTTGCTTTTGACTTTGATTCATTTTATCAATCTGTGCCTGTAGAGCTCCAACCTGATTTGCGTATTCTTTTTTTTGCGCATTGACTTCCTGAAATCTGTCATATGGTACATTGTTTTCACTAGCTTGTGTGCTAGGATTTTGTTCCTGTGTTTCTTCAGTTGTTTGACTGCTGTTATTTTCTTCTGACATTTTTACTCCTTCAGTGGATTTTTTATGAAAATTGTTACTGATAATATAGTAAAATTATTTACCAATCCTATATGTTTTTTTTCGTTGAGGTCTTTTTGTGATCATATATCTACGAGCTTTATCACTTAAGTAATTTATAACCTCACTAGGCATTGGTTGTTCAGGATCTGATATTGTCCTACCCATATCCCTTAACCATTTAACTTTAGCTCCTTGAATAGGAAAAACTAATTGAAATCCATTCTTGGTTACATTTTTTAAAGTTAGATCATTTGCAAGATCTCCAGACAAAACTGGTGAATTGTAATCTTTATATTGGGAGGCTTGTCTTTTTAGATCTCCCTTTTTTTTTGCTTTCCTATAGCTGGCACTATATCCTTTATAATTACGACCAAATACATCTTTTCTAGTTTTAAAAAATATATAATTTCTGTATCTATCCCTTACATTTGCACCTATTTTTATAAAAAAATTAATATCAAGCATTTTCAGTATCCTGATACATTTCTAAACCTTCTGATGATGCTATTTCCCATTTGTGCCTGCAATTATAACCACCTCCATCAATTAATGATTTCTTCCATTTTTCGCCTTTAGATTTAATTTCTTTCTGTGTGATCTTACCAGCTCCATAAAACTCTCTACATATTTCTCTTGTTTTTTCATCTATCGGGCCCACATAAACAAATTTAGTATTATCAGGAGCAATATCCATCATTTCGTTTGTTATTTGTCTTGAATATGTATTTAATGTTGTATTTACTAATGTTTTCATTTGCGCATTGGATATACTAGAATTGATAACACTTTCTATTACCGCATCAGCACTTAATCCTGCTTTGACACCTCTGATCACTTGATTTTTAATTTGCTCTGCAATGACTCTTGTTATAGTACTATCAAATATATTCTGATCTAATGCTGCAAATAATGATAAGGATCCTGATTGTATTTGCGCAAAACCAATTGTTGATTCCAATACTTGTCTGTGTGCATTAGCATATATTGATGTAGCTTTTTGCAGTTTGTTTTTTAAAGTACCTTCTATATCTAGATCAATTAAAGATGCAATAAATAGATCTATATTGCCTATGTTGCTATTAATATTATATAAATCCCTAACCATTTCAGCTCTTGCTTTTTCAACAAGATCTGCTATTTGATCAGAAGCAATATCTATTTTGTTTTGGTCTGCCATTATTCAACTGGTTTTGATAATGCTGCTAACAATGTATTTTCAGGAGCTTCAGATCCTTCATCTGCGATCGTAGTTTTCTTTTCTGACAATATTTCTTCTGCTTCTTCTCTAGTTAGATCTGGATTTTTTTGCATTACAATATCAATAACATCAATAATTCCCTTCGATAATTCCCATTCCCATTTCTCTCTTTGTTCTTGATCAGATAAAATATCAACACTTTCAGAGTAATCTACATCTTCTAACTTACCTGCATCTTTACCCAGTTCCACAGCTACAATTAATTGTTCTAATTCAAATAGTTTATATTCTATTTCACGCCATCTTGTAACATCAGATTTGCGATCATCAGACAACTCTTGATTTCTTAACCTTAAGGCTACTCCAGATTCTGCAGTAGTTCCTTCAACAAAAGAAGTAGGTAGATGATAATTTTGCGCTAATAATTTATACGAACTTTTAATAGATTCATCAAGTGCAGGTATTGCATTAGGAGGTGATACAATACTAATACTACCATCTACCCCTAAATAGTTAATTTTGTCTTGTCCTATAGTCATTGTATCTTTATCTATTCCAGCACCATTTACAAACAAATACCCAAATGACTGAAACATAACATTAGCTGCTTTATTAGTTTCAGCAACATTAATAGAACAATTTGTAGCTATTAGATCTAAAGACGGATTTGTATCCATATAATCTAGTTCAGGTTTTCCTTCTCTGAAACATTCTACAAATGGCAATCGACCATATGGATTAATCATGTCAGGATTATCTTCTTCTGTATACATTTTTCCATTATTATCGTATGTAAAATGATTTTCCGAATCCCAATATGCATACATTTCAGGAGTGTCATCTAATACTGTAGATTTCTTTGCTATTGGATATGTAAAAGCTACAGGTGTCAAAGGATCACTATCATCAAATATAGGCTCGTAATCCCAAATAATATCATATTCTATAGATCCATTACCATTTAGATCTATTCTGTAGCAAGGTTTTAATAAAACACCATCTAACAAATTTGTGATCCTTTCCAGGCGCTGCATTTTTAGATCCTTATCAATAAATAGATCAATTATATCTTCGTTTGTATATGTTCTAATTGGAGGAGTCATATATACCAAAGAAATGCGATCAATAACACGCTTAGTTACATTAACATTTCCAACAACTATTTTATTCAATGTGCTGCTATTAAAATACTTTGAAGTAAATTCTCCTGTATTTCCTTTATAGTATTCCATTGCTTCATATCTTTGTGATTTCCATTTATTCTTTTTAATCTGATTATAGTCAAATTTGCTTTGTAATACTGCTAGTTCACTCATTTTTGGTATCATACTTAACTCCTTTTATCTATCTGATGTTCCTATAACAGGACGAACAACAGGATATTCCCAAGTTACACCATAACCAAATGCGTCTGTCATATGGGTTAATTTTTTATTTGATTTATCTATGTCTCTAGTTCCTTCTTTATTGGTAACTTTTTCTAAATCACCAATTAAATCTTTACAAAAATTATCTATTAATATATTATTATTAGAAAGTTGTTTGTTCATTGAATTAACTCTATTGACAACTCTAGGATTTATATGTGCAACATTAACCTTAAATCCATTCCTTCTAACTATAGAAATATCGGAATATTGTGCTGAAGATGCTCGTGATCTGCCTGTTGCATCAGGATATGCTATATATATATTATTTGGATATAGATCCTTAATTGTTTCGCACATTCTTTCAGTCATTAGATCCCCGTCTCCTGCGTGGTGTAATGATATTTCGTTGACCACTCGTATGTTAGGCTTTTTGTTTTCATAGATCTGAAAGATGACTGCACATAATGGATCGACATTCCAGTCCATTCCGATTCGTACTGGTAGACTAGGGTTATAGGATACTTTCCCAGTGTGCTTTTCCCTGTTAAATGCATAATATGTACTCCCTCTTTGTAAATTAGTAAACTTTCCTTCCATATATGCTGCCAATAATTTTTCGTCGTATGTATTTTTCATTAATTCTATATAACTTTTAGGAAGATATATATTGTCTGTTGTTTTACCATTGATCAACACGCGATCCTCTGCAGCATCTTCTACAAATATTTTATGACAATAATGAAAACCTTCAGGCGTTGAAACAATAAAGATCTGACTATTTTCTGTTCCTCTCATTCTTCCAATCGCTTTCTTAAATGCAATGTCACAATTCTTGTACGATTCTATATCAAACTCATCAAATCCTATATATGTTAATTCAGCCCCAATTATTCGTTGAGGTTTCTGTAATTGATATATTTTAATAATTCCATATGGTGTTTTAAATCTATGTTTAGATATATTATAATCATATGGAATACCTTTATCTTGTAATAGATCCTTAAAGGGCTCTACAAATAATTCATCTGCTAGATCATAAGTTGGATATACAACCCAACCATTAGACAATCCCTGTTTATTTTTTTTTGTTATGTGTGCTATAAAAACACGACGAATAAATATAAAAGTTTTTCCTGACCCAAAACCTGCGATCAATCCTGATATAGGTTTTTCTGTCGTTAAAAATGACCATTGATGTGGAAAATAATCTTCTTCATATAATTGTAATTTATAACCCATTAAATTCTATTTCATCTATTGGTTTAACTAATTCAACTTCTGATTTATCTGTTTGTCCTAATATTTGTTTACCTAACCATATCAACATAGTATGACTACCCTTTTCCGCTGCCTGCCATTGTAGCTGTCTCAATCTAATTTTTCCCTTATCTCTTCCTTTTGCAAGAAATTCCGAATAATTCTTTTCCAAAAGATCAGAACTGCAACCATAAAATGATGCTATTTCTATATTAGTGCAACCAAATGATGCTAATTGTTCAACTTTATCTGTATTAATATTATATTTTTTAGGTCTTCCTACTGACTTTTTATCTTTTTTGTCCATTATAAACTACTTTCTGTTAATTGCATACCATAGTTATTAATCTTTTTATTAATAATTAGATCCTCTTTTTTAATAAGTTTGTTCTTTTTAAATGGTGTATAATCTACATAATGATGCCACCTACCATATTTCTTTACTACTCTTGATACATCAGGATGCATATTCAACTGCATTTTAGATTTAGGTAGTGTACCTTCTGCCGCATAAAATTCTTTAGTATTTCCACCTTTTAACACTTGTGTATTAACTTTGTTTTGTAAGAATGCATTAAATTCTATAGTGCACCAACCATCTTTTAACATTCTTAATGATAGATCAGTGTCCTCATTATATCTTCCTCTCCACCTATATGGAGCCTCATTTAAAATTAAATTACAAGAATATATCCTAGTATTCATTATGAATGGTGGGTGATTCTTTCTGCGTGGAACAAACATAGCATAATTGGGCCCAGCCATTGCTACATTTGTATATCTATCACAAAAATCTTCCATTGCTCTGAATATAGATCCTGATAATGCTTTTATTTTCTCGTTCTTGTTAAACCTATAAAAATAATCAATATTATCGTCCATTACCCAATGTCGTTTAAATCCATTTTTAATAGAATGATCCCAACAAAAGTTCCTAGCTGCTCCGGGTCCCGTACTTTTAGATCTACCTAAATCGTCAAATGTATCGTAATCATCAAAATAATGCTCAGGTAATATTAATATTTTCTTTTTATCTATTACGGCTGAATAATCTTTATAGTTTGATTCCTCAATAACTATATAATATGGTACATTCATTGCTTCTAACGATTTGCTTGTTAATCTACTATCAGCTCTGTTTTTTGAAACAATATATAATGGATATTTAGGATTCACTATCAGAATACTTTTTATGTTTAACAGGATTAATTTCCATTTTAGGGTGCCAAACAGATTTCGTTTTTTCTGTGATCTTTTGTTTGATAAGTTTACTAAAAGCTTTTATATCTTCGTCATTTCTAAACGATACTCTTATTTGTTTGTATGGTGTTAAATCTTCATTATCAAACTCGGGCATACCCTCCCATTCAGCCATTTTATCCAATTTTTCAGGAAAATCAATCTTTAATTCGTATTCTTTAAAACCCCAATTCAATAATTCATCTAGATCATAAGTATTCGCTAAAATGTCATAATCCCATTGTCCAACATTTTTATTTAATCTAACATTCAGCTCGCGTTCTTTAGTTAGATCTAGATCTAATTCAATACAAGGTAATTTTTTATATTTTAATTCTTTTGCTACTTTAACTCGTTGATGTCCTCCGATGATCACATTTTTACGAGATTTGTTTATATTAACAATTATAGGATCAACAAATCCAAACTTTTCAATAGAATCTGTTATCTGCGCATGTTGTTCTTTTGTTATTTGTCGAGGGTTATATTCAGCCTCAACTAATAAATTAATATCAATGAGTTTTATATGTTGCGAGTATTTGTTCATAATGCAATATCGTAATATAACATAATATTTTTATTTTAAAAACATTAACTGCTATTTAATAGGTTTTTTACCTCTTATGTCACATTGGTATAAATATCTAAATCTTTTATTTTCTTGATTGGGTGTTAAATGTGTGTATTCACTAGGATCCGGATTTCTAGCTATTCCAATATCCATTCTTTTAAGAAAGTGAATATATTCTGTTAATCTCATGCTTGCTGTTCTTGATCATAACAATCTTGACATATAATATAATCTTCTGCTGATCCAAAACCTAAATTATATTCAGCTAATAAAAGACAATTATCTTCGTCGCGCTTGCGATCGCAGTATGTACATTTATATTTCATTTTTATTTTGTTCTTTCCTTATTATCATAGTTTTGTCTTCATTTGACTTATATTGTTCAACTTTTAAATTAACACTTTGTGGATTGTCGTCCCATATTAGATCTTCAATTACACAAGCATCAATTAAAGATTTGCAGCCTGTATATAAATTGTCTTTATCTAATAATTTCTTTCTATATGATATGATCAATAAATTATAAATATCTTTATCTTTAGCTTTTTTTACTTTTTTTAATCTCATTTGATTTCGGATCAACAAACACCATTCTTTTTTATTGCGTGAATTAACAGCCCAATGCCACCTGATGATCTGATTTCCTGAAGG